AGGAAGGCATTTCGGGCCGGTCACTCGATAAAGGCGATCTTGGCGATTTCATTGAAGCCAACGCGCTGGATATCGAAAACCCGACACCAGCAATCCTTGCCCTGGACGCCAGCAAAGCCAAAGCAGGCTGGGAATCCCGGATGATCGAAACGGCACAACGCATTGAGGGGCGGTTTGGGCAATTGGGGCAATTGCTCAGCCTGTCCAAGTCGTTTGCGATTTATGAAAGCTCGGACCTGTCCGTGAAGGTCAATCGCGACACTGGGGAACAGCAAATCCAATTCCTTAATGAACACAAAGGCGCGGACGGCCAACCAATCAGCTTGCCCAATCTCTACATGATCACTGTGCCTGTTTTTGAAAATGGCGCGCTGTTCCGCTTGCCGGTGCGGTTCCAATACAAAAAATCCGGCAGCACTGTGAAATTTACACTCACCGTGCACAACCCCGATCGCGTCTTTGACATTGCGTTCCGTGAGGCAGTCGAAACGGCACAGCACTGCACCGAATTGCCGGTGTTTTTCGGCAAACCCGAAACCGCGCCGCGCGATTGACAGGGAAAGCCGGGGCGGCTTGTCGCCTCGGCACAATCTCATGAGCGCATATTACAATGAACATGATCCCTACGCCGCCAAGTGGCTGCGAAACCTCATTGCCTGCGGCGCCATCGCCCCCGGCATTGTTGACGAACGCTCAATATCAGACGTGGCGCCCGCGGACCTTGACGGTTTTACACAATGCCATTTCTTTGCCGGTATCGGGATTTGGTCAGCGGCTTTGCGCGCGGCTGGATGGCCTGATGACAGGCCGGTCTGGACCGGATCATGTCCCTGTCAACCTTTCAGCGCGGCAGGCCAAGGCCTTGGGATTGATGATGAGCGGCACTTGTGGCCCCACTGGCACTGGCTCATCGAACAGTGTCGCCCTGAAACTGTCTTTGGAGAGCAGGTTGCGAGCGCTGACGGCTTGGGATGGGCTGACCTTGTATCGTCTGACTTGGAAGCGACGGGTTACGCCGCAGGGTTTGTCGATACCTGCGCTGCGGGCTTCCGGTCATTCCACATCCGCCAAAGGCTCTATTTCGCGGCCCAGGATCAGCGATCTGCCGAACGGGGCGTGTGGCAAGACGTTGCCGGGCGATATGGCGGGCCGGTCAACAGCCTCGGCACGGGACCACAAGGACACGGCCGGCATGTCGCTGACGGGGCAGAACCCGGATGGCTCGACGCGCGACCGCACGGATCAATTGCCGAGGCAAGCGCAGCTTGCAGGCTGGCCGACGCCGATCAGCTCGGACGGGACGGGTGGCGGGCAAGCCAAGAGGTTTCAAAACCCGAACAGATCGTCGGAACTGACGGACGCCGTGATGATGACCGGCTGGCCGACACCGATGGCCGGGACACCGGCACAGAACGGCAACAACGCCGCCGGAAACTCGGATTACAGCCGCAAAGTGGTGGACGCAGTGAGCGGCTGGCCGACGCCGGACGCGGGAGCATTCAACGTGACGTCCAGCGCGGAGACAACGAAAACGCGCCGGGAAAAACTGAAACGCAAACACGGCAACAGCAATGGCGCGGGCCTGACGATCGGGTCAGCGTCACAACTGACAGGTTGGCCGACGCCGATGGCAACCGAAGCCCCGAACATGAGCCAGAACAGAGGCACGGACCACGGCGGGACACGGCAGCGCCTGACGCTGCAATCAGCACAAGCGATCTGTTCTCAGATGTCGTCGCCGATCCGTCTGACGGTTACTGGCGCGATGCTGACTGGCTCTGGTGCCGGGATGGAGTCTGGCGGCCAGTTGAACCCGGCACATTCCCGTTGGCTCATGCGGTTGCCAGCCGTCTGGGACGCTTGCGCGCCTACGGAAACGGGCTCGACCTTGCGCAAGCGACGGGATTTGTCCGCGCCTACATGACCCGCGATCTGGCCAAACCCATGGCCGGCGATCTTTTTGAATGGGGGATATGATGAACCAACCCAAAATCAGAACCTTGTCCGATCTGGCCATTGTGCTGCGCGAAATTGACAACAGCGCGGATAGCGACATGGGCTTTGACATGAACATGCTGTTTTCCACTCGCCACAACACAGACCATGCCTGTGGCTGCGCGGCCTGCATTGGCGGCTGGGTGCATGCCGTGCGGCCAGACCTGCGGCAAACGACCCTGTGCGCCGCCGTTGCGCAACTTGGTTGCACGCTTGCCCAGGCCACAGACCTGTGCCTGCCCGGCATCGGGCGCGGCGGCATAACCAGCCCAACACAGATTGCGCCCGTCTATGACGCCACACCAACACAAGCGGCGCGCGCCGTCGAAATCCTTGCCGAGACCGGCGCCGTGGATTGGCCGCGCGCTTTGAAAGAGGGGTAACCATGTCTGATCATTTTGGAATGGGCGCAGGCCTGACCGGCGCTGCCAGGATATATTTTCAAGCCGCGCGCCGCTCAGGCCGGACAGCGGCGCTTGTGGATAGCCTCAAATCCGGTGACCGCGTGGTGTTTACAACGCAGCGCGAAGCCCGGCGCGTGAAAGATCTGTGCCGGGATCGCGGCGTGGACATTGACACATTCGTGTGCAGCCCCGCGCAAGCCCAATCCCTTTTTTTCAGGCCAAGCCCAACAGGGGATGCGCGCACGCTGTTTGATCACCAATGGGTGCAGGAATATTACCAAAACGCATTGGACAATGCGCAACGCGAGGTCGCGCGCCTGCAAACCGAACTGTCAGGCACCGGACAAGCCCACGAGGAAACCCGCCAGGCGGCGCAGGAAATAGCCAAATGGCGAATTTGACCCCCTCCGAACGCTTGCTCAGCACGGATGAGGCTGTGGCGTGGCTGGCCCGGCTTGGCATCCGCACATCGCGCTCGGGCCTTGACAGCGCAGCTGCGGCAGGCAGGCTGGCGCAGATCCGCGTGCGCGGGCGGGTGCGGATCCTGTATCGCCGCAGCGATCTGTTTGACGCTTTTACTGATTTGGACCAACCATGCCCCTCAAACTCACAAAGCGCGGCACGATCTACCACCTCACCGGCTCGATCGCGGGCCAACGCATTCGCGAAAGCACGGGCCTTGACAACCGCCGTGCCGCAGACGCGTACCGCTTGCGGCGCGAAACGGAAATCACAGAACGTCACGCGCATGGATACAGCACAACGCTGACCTTCGCCGAGGCGGCGCTGACCTATCTGCAAGCAGGCGGTGAGGCGCGGTTTCTGGGACCGGTGCTGGACTATTTTGGCCCTGACACTCTTCTGACATCGATCGACAATGATGCCGTCACCCGTGCGGCGGACACCATCCTGCCAGGGCGCGCCCCTGCCACCATCAACCGCCAGGTGATCACCCCGATCAGCGCGGTTCTGACCATGGCCGCCGAGGACGGGCATGTGCCGCCTCGGCGGTTGCGGCGCAGGCGCGAACCGCGCGGCCGGCTGCGCTGGCTTAATGCCGAGGAAATGGACCGGCTTTTGACCTGCGCGGGCCAGCTCACCTTGCCGCGCCACAGCACAGCCGAGCCCCACACGCGGGCCAAGATCGCCTTTCTGATCGGCAGCGGCTGCCGGACGGGGGAGTGTTTCGCCGCAGATGTGAAGGATTGGCACCCGGCCACGCGCCAATGGTGGATCCCCGGTGTGGACACTGGCGCAGGCAAGACCGCAGGTGCTGCGCGCATGGTGCGGCTGCCGCAGCGGGCTGTGGATCTGATTGGCGATCTGCCGGATCTGGGGCGGGCCTTTCGCACGCCTTACGGCAAGCCGATCACGCTGACCAGGGCGCGCGGCGGGCAGATGGCTGCGGCGTTTAATGCCGCGCGCGATGCGGCAGGTCTGGGACGGGACGTCACACCCCATGTGCTGCGCCACACATGGGCGACGTGGTTTTACGCCCAGACACGGGATTTTGGCGCGCTCATTGATCTGGGCGGCTGGGACAAGGCGGACACCGCCAACCGCTATCGCAAGATTGCGCCAGATGATCTGGGACAGCGCTTGCTGGACTTTGGCTGGGATTTCCGGATTGGCACAAATCTGACACAAGCGGCGGGATCAGAACCAGAAAAACCCAGCAATGTCAGAGTGTTGCGCAAAGGCTCATGAGGCCTTAGCAGGGGAGCGCCTTCGACCACTCGGCCACGTCTCCGCTGATCGTTCTATGGTCTAAGGCACTGATCCGCAAGCGCTTTTTTGACGTCAATTGAAATCCTGCCAAACCCTTGGATTCGTTGGTTTTCGTTGGTTTTCGCGGGCTTTGTGTCAATTTTTGGCACAAAACTGACACAAAGGTTCCGGGTCCGTTCCGCCCGAAACGACCGATTCACTTGCGAACCGTCGCTGCGTCAATCCGGCCCCGCATCCAGGCGATCATGCGCCTCTGGATGTCCGCCCGCTCAAGATCACCCGCCGCCTCATAGCGCGCCAGGGCGCGGCGGTAGATTTCCAGTTTTTCAGTCAAGGAAATTGCCACAGCTAAAATTGCGGGCCGTCACCAATGATGGCCCACAACTGCACCGGCCACGTTGCCGCCACCACCATGGCGGCTTCACGCTGTTTCGGCGTTGCCTCGGGATTGTGGATCGATATTGCGATTGCAATTGCCCCAAGCCCCCAGACCTGCGCAACCGCACGGATAAAGCCCATCACCGGCCCCTAAGAAAACGCGGCAACGCCGACATTCCCCATCCACACCGCATCAGCGATAAGCGCAATAGTTACCAGCAATCCATCCGATTCCTTGGTTTTCACACAGTACCAAGCCACAGCAAATGTCAGCATCACTCACCCTCACTTCTGTAGACCTCAAAGACCGTCTCCTGCGACGTGCTGCAATCGACAAGCTTGACCTTTCCGGCGTCACGCAGATTGCAAACGGCATTGTGACTGTAACCACCCGGCCACCATGTGATGCACCCAGCCTTGTCTATCGCCGCAAGAATTTGATCTTCGGTCATCACTCACCCTCGCCTTTGATGACATCACAACACCACGCCTTGAACCGCAGCCGAGCGGATCGCGCAGCCGCAACCGTATGCCCCAACACAAAGCCACGGCAGCCGCATTTAGGGCATGACTTTTGCGGCAAACCCCACTGCGCGGGCCAATCAAAACCACAAGCATTGCAAGCGCAATGGCCAACCACGCCCATCATTCACCCTCCTTTAATTGCAACGCTGCGCGCCACATCCTCGAACCATCACGCCGGAACATCCACGGTATATCTGTGCGTTCTGATCCCAGATTGAGGATCCCCGACCCACCCACCTTTTCGCCATTTCGGATAATTTGGGTTTGGGTGCTCCACCCTATGGCCACGACGATAGTGCCAAGCGACCGTTTTTCCCGTAGGATTAGGCTTGCCGTTACACGCACACGCCCTCTTTTTCCCCAACCGAATTTCTACAAACTTGTGAATCGGAATACCCCTGCGCCCGCGTGATCGCGCTTGCTGCCTCGATGGCCGAATATCTACACCATGGCACAAACCGGCAGTTTGCATTGCCTCAATGCAATACCAGGCCGAATTGATGGCACTTTGGCACGCCTGCGCAATCTCATCGGCACGCTTATCCGGAACCGACTTTTTGAGATTGACTTGTAAATCTCCGTCCTCAAACAGCATGAATTGCTGGCAACCCACTGCACCTGCCGGACCATACGCCAATAGGGCACCAACCAGATTTAGACTGCGTCCGCTTGCTGTCTTTTGCCCGCGCGGGTCCCGAGACAATGCAATTGAATGCGACTCAATATCTATCCAAGTGTGCTGCGCTGGCAGCTCACACGAAACTATTTCCGCAGAGCAATGCCAGTCACCGGGCATCGACGCTCGCGCGTCAATTATTGGCGCCAGAGCGCTGCAATCAAAATATTGAGCCCCCACCATAATTTCCCGTATGAAACCTTGGACCTCAGGGAACAAAGGCGCCTCAAATGCCCTAATAGCCAAAGGTGTCACGACCCGCCCTCACTTGTGTTACCGCCCATATCATCCAGACCGGCATAAAACTTAGTCAGCACCATTGCCGCAAAAACTGCATCACGATCGCGGCCAATCCCCTTTCCCAAAACCCGCAATGCCGTTTCGTCCTCGTACAACTCGCCTGTTATCTGGCTTGCCGCCCCAAAAATCTCTTTTGCACTTACAGCCATCACTCACCCTCGTTAATTGGAGGGATGGCGCGCCGCGCCCACATCATCGCCTCATCAAGTTTTGTTTGCGCAAGCGCCCGCTCGCGCGACGGAGGCAGCAACTCAAGCGCTTCCATCGCATCTGCAATTTGTTCTTGGACCACATGTCCAGCCGTCAAATCAGTCATCATACACCCTCGCTTTTGTGCACCGTGGCGAGCACTATAAGTGCCTCTCCGATCACCCGCAGCAACTCACGCTGCAATGAAAGCGAAAGATCCAGCTTGTCGCCCTCGCTCAAATCATCTTCGATGTAATCCCCGATCACCCGAGATATTTCGGACTCCCAAGCGGCCAAATGCCACGGACTTATGGCCTCATCAAGCTTGATCGGCATCATTCACCCTCCAATTGATCATCATCAACAGCCGACACAGCCAGGCCAGGAAAACCCTTTCGCGCCCAACGCCGCACCGTTTCAGCGCTGGTGATAGGCTGCGCATTCTTGTCAGCATTGTTTAAGCGCACGCGCAGATCCTCTGCCTTTATCGCCAAATCACCGTCCTCATCTCGCAACTTTCCACCCCGCTCAAGACGCCGCAAAAGCCCAATACGTTTAGGGAAATCCAATATCTTATTCGGCTGCCCAAACTTCTTTCCACGCTTGCGCGCCTCCATAAGCCCTGCCTTAGTGCGCTCAGAAATCATGCTGCGCTCCAACTCGGCAAATACCAAAGCCATTTGCAGCATTGCCTTTCCCATTGGCGTGGACGTGTCGAAACTTTCTGTTATCGAAACAAAATTGATCCCGTCGCTTTCGATTTGCTCCAACACATCCAAGACGCCCCGCAGCGTCCGCCCCAAGCGGTCCAATTTCCAGACCACAAGGGTGTCGTGCGGGCGGATCGATCGCAGCAAATAAGACAACTGCTTGCGCTTCATGGACCCGCCGGAAGCGTGTTCTTCGTAAATCCAATCCGGATCCACACCATGGCGGATCAGCGCAGCGCGCTGCAAAGACAAATCCTGATCGTCGGTTGAAACGCGGGCATAGCCGTACAGACGGCGCAAAGGCTCTTTGGTCATTCAGCCGTGACACCACGGCGCCGGACTTTTGTCGAGTCTTGTGTGCATCGATCATGTTTCATGCATACAGCGCTCGCCCGACTAAAGTAAAGTCTTGTGTTGCATTCATCGCACAACTAAAGTCGCATCTATTGTGCAAAACGCACTCACACAGAAAGGACGGGGAATGTTTTCAAAAAGTAGCTTTGGCGGACTGCAAGTATTTGTGTCAGCCCATGCCGTACAAACTCGGCCCATATTTCCCGACAAAAAACCAACTAAGCGGCGGCGGCGGCGGGTAATTGGCAAGTTTGGGGGCTGGACGAAAGACTTTCCCGCCGCATTTCAGGCAGGTCCAGCTCTCTACGTCCACCCCAAAATCTACGCCGAACTAAAGCGCAACCAGCACGCTTAACCCAAACAACATAAAGGACCGGACTTAAGCGCACGCGCGCTGGAAATCCCCTAACAGATCGGCCCCTGTCTCAACAGACTTTGGGCCGCCATCTTCCAGCAAGGCCCCAGCATGCGCGGCGCGGCCTTGCGCCGACGCTTCACAGATCGCCGCAGTCCGCGCCGTCTCGGCCGGCGGCAAGCGCATGCAAGATGCACCGATTCCGAGCATCAGAAAAACCGCCACTCTCACGGTCAAATTCATTGCGCACCCTTTCTTTTTCGGCGGTGTCAGACCTCGCCTGATCAACCCTGACGGCGGCAGCGCCAGCATCACGCGCGGATCGATCGAACAACCACAGACCCGCCAGGATCACCACCAGCGCGGCCACGCCCACGGCCAGGCGCGTCACGTCACGCCCTTAAGACACAATGCGCGCTCATCAGCCCGGCGGCGCACAAGCCCACGCACAACGCGCCCCCCCGCCCGATTCCACCAGGTCAGCGCCTCACAAGCGCCCGCAATGTTGCCAGCATTCAAGCGGCGCGTTGCTGTGCTTTTGCCCGCGCCTGCAATCCCAACATTGAAAGCCAAAGACGTAAAAGCCGCGTCCCGCTCTGGCGTCAGCCGTGTTTCCAACGTCGCTTGCGAAAAATACCGATGCAGGCCCTCGCGATACTCTTTCAGCTCAGCCGCAAGCAACGCTTCGCATTCGGCGTCGGTCTTGACCTGCCCCGGACCTGCGGTGCGCGTATGCCCGTAACAGATCGTCCAGACACCCACGATGTCCTGATAAGAAGCGTTGCGTTTTCCTTCCCACTTGGCCACCAACGGCACGGCCACGGCCATGAATGCCGCCAAGCTCACAGCCCCGCCGCATTTCAGGGTGGTGCGATCAATGCCTTGATCCAGCAACCGCCCGACAATGCCAAGCATCAGGAAAGCTATGCCAAAGAGCCACCAGACGCGCGGGCTGGTGTCGATGCTCCAGAGAACATAGATCATTTCAGGGGTCACGATTGCGCCGACTCCGAGGTAATTGGCCCACATGGACCACGCATTAAGCGACACGGATTTCCAGTTTTCGATAAGTCTCATCTTGGGGCCTCTGTTACGGTTAGGGGGATCCACGGAGTCCAGCGCGGAATGGGCTCGCGCATACCGGGGCAATGCGGGTAAACCACGCGCACCCGAAATTCATGGCGGCCCGGCTGGATGAACTGAGGGATTTTCAGGGGCACAGCAAACGTGCGCGGTGCGCGGCTCAATTCCACCGGGCTGAAATCAACATACTCGATTTGAATTGACTGGCCGTCCTGCGTGCGAAGAAATGGCGCAGTATCAATTGGCTTACCGCACGTCTCGCCATACCGCGTGCGCGACCCATTTAGCGCAACGATACATTCCGCAGCCGTGCAATCAGCCACCTGCCCCGACGCGCTTACATTCCAATCAACGACCGGCGGCGGCGGCATGTGGACTTCAATAAACTCCAACCGCTCAAGCACCGCCGAAACGCCCGTGAAGTCCTGCGACCAGGACTTTAGCCCCGGTCCGAGATATTGGGTATACGCCGCACCAATAATCGCACCAGCCACCGCCAGAAATCCGGAGACTTTTGTGATGCGATCCATTAGATCAAGCGCGGCCTTGCCACGCGTCTTTGGCTGGCCAGCGGCCACGTCTTCGCTTGTCATTTTAAGGGACCTTTTAGTGTGGCGTGCCCTTCTCAGCCTCTGCGGCGTATTGATAGGGCCTCGAAACTCTACGTCACGGCAGATCTACATCTGGCGCACTCAGCCCAGCCGCGTCAAAGACACGATGCGCAAAGCCGTGTGGCTCCGTCGACGCCCCGACGACGACCAGCAGGTCTGACTGATTGGCCTGAGGCACCGTCTCGCCGGGATAGACCATTCTCAGGGCCTGCCATGCGCGGGTTGACCCCGCTAGATTCACGTCGTTCCCCTTGTCCCAATCTGGCCGCGTTGGCTTTGCGTCCAGCCCAGACAAAAAGGCCTGTGTCGTTGAAAATGCGGCGACGAAGTAGCTATCCCCGTCGCCGTCAACTCTAGTGGCAGTGAGGCCCGCCATTTGGGCGGTATCTCCTGCTAAGATGCACGACAAATGCCGCGCATCGTTTGGCATCGTACCCGCGTCAGGCACGATGATTGCAAGTGGTAGGGTCACGTCAGTCCCTCCATTACCCAGGATTCAACGTCAGCCAGCTCACCCGCTGTCAGGTCGCGATCTATGACAAGGATGCGGGGGCCAACCTCGCCGCCTAGCCGCCACCCTGCGTAGCCGGAAAAGAACAGATTTGTCCAAGCCGATACGTCCGCATTTTGAATCCGCACAGAATGCCAAGCATCATCGCACAGCGTTGCATGCAGTCCGTCGCGAGTGACGGTTGATTGGTCGATAAAGGCATTATCGACATACAAGTCGGCAGCGCCCATTCCACTTGCGGCGCACGTAGACCCGGTAGAACCATCATGCGCGGGGTGACTGTGCTGCGAGCCGGTCCCGCCCGACAGCAGCAAAACTTGACTGTCAGCGGACTTGATCGCCATAACAATTGTCATGTCCGACCCGAGGCCCGAGGACATCAACGTCAGATTGTCGTCGGTGCCGTCAAAGTCTAGCGAGCCGTCAGCCGTCAGGTCAGGCCGCTCGGCAACGACGGCCTGAGTGACGTGATTGCCATTGCCGCTTAGATCGTTAACCCGCGCGACACTGTCGCCGGTTGTCGCTGCCGTTGTCCCGCCGGTGTCCGTAAACGAGTTTGCCGTGTCGAGTGCAACGCCCTCCTCGCCGCCAGAAAACAGCGTTGCCGGGTCAAAGACACTTGAGGCCCCGGCAAAATGCGCCTGCAAAGCCTCAACAGTCGCGTCCATCGCCGCAATCTCCGCAGGCGTCAACGCCTCATCAGCGGCAAAAAAGCCAGCAATACTTGCGTCAGAATAAACACCGCCCGTATTTCCCAGAATCATCTGAGTGTCCGCAGGCGTCACAGACGCATCAGTTTCGCTATCCAGCTCGGCCCCGTTATAATCGTAAATTTTGACCAGACTTGCGCCCTCGCGCTGACCAACACGCAAACCGACATGCGCAACAGAAACGCCCGTGGCCGTTGTGTTTGACGTCTGGTGCACCTTGGCGCGCGTGGCGCCGCCGGTGTTGTTGCGCATAAACATGTGATCATTCGGCAGGCTTGTCAGCTCGCCTTGCGTGCCTGACGCATACGCGCTGTACCACAAACCAAATGCGCAGTCATTTTGCGGCATATCCGTTGACGGGTTGACCTGCAAATCCATTCCGCCGTTTGAAGACGCTTGCCCAGCCCAACCGGTGCCAGCACTCCAAACCCACGCGTTGATTGGATCAGGGGATGCATCCACCATGCTGACCGACTGCCCCACAAGATCCAAGCTGGACGCCGTTGCGTCCCCCAGGCTTGCATACATGCGGAAGATCTTTGGCCACCAGGTACTGGCCTTGGCCGCGACGTAAAACGCATCCAAGGCGTCCGCGTCCGCACCCGAGATTGTGCCACCCCCGTTGGTTGTCACCTGCGCAATAAACGCATCCGTTTCAGCCTCATAGCTTGGCGCGCTGGCAAACGTGGTGACGGTCCATGTGTCCGACACGCCGCCAATCGTCAAAACCACGTCCGTGCCCGTCGAATTTGACGCGCTGGCCGTCTGGCGCACTTGGATTTTCTGATATTTGTCAACAAAGCCCGCTGCGCTTGTCCAATCCGTCACAACCGCGTCACTGTCCAGACTGTTCAAAGTCCGATACTCACCGCCGGTGATTGACACAGCCGCCTGCCGCTCAAGACCTGCGATCAAGACGGCCTCAGAGAGCACCACCGCAGACGGCGTGGCCTCGGTCACATCCGCAAACGCAAACGCATCCGGCACCGCGTCCAAGATGCTGCCATATGTGGCGTCATACGTCCCGTCATAGGCCTCATAACACCGCAAGCCCTTGCCTTCCGTCCACGGCTCTACCGGGTGGATGCTATCAAAATTGCTTTCGATAAAGTCAGTGTCCACCGCTGTGGCGTTGCCATCGCCAACCACACCCGCAAGCGTGGCCTCGCGCACCTGCCAGGCGCGCAGGAATCCGGCGCTGTTTGTTGTGACCGAAGCCCCCTCATATCCAAGCGGGCGGATCCGCTCCGCAACAAAAAGACCCGTTGAAACCCGTGATCGATACGCCGCAAGGAACGCGCTAAAATTGCTCGCGTAATTGTCGGACTTTGTTTCATCATTGGCGTCAGCCTCGCCCTGATTCCACAGCGTGACCTCTTCGCCAAAGCCCGCAGCCACCAGCGCGCGCGCGCGCGTCATCTTAGCTTCCAGATGCTCGAAATTGTCATTGCTTGTGGCCGGGTTCCAAGCCGTCGCCAAGTCCTGCCCGTTCTGGCTTTCCTTGACAATGTAGACATCCCGCATATCGCCCGCTTGGCGCATCTGATAGATAAATTCCGCCTCAGACCCCCAAGCCGTGCCGGTGTTGTCCGGGTCAGCATTCGACGTGATGTCGTAATTTTCAAACGTACCGGCGGCGATATTTTCCAGCGTTGTGCCGCCTGTGCCCCGCTCAAAAATCGTCACACCTGAAAACGGCGTGCCCGTGGTGTATTTCGCGGCCGGCGTGGCGGAACTGTTCCCGGCTGTCCGGCTGTTTGATTGACCCGCAACAATGAGCAAAAGAGCCGCTGACGTGGTCAGCGCTGGCACAGACACCTGCGACCCCGCCCGCACACCAACCGGTGTCAGCGATGCAAAGCCCGCCGCGCTCAGCACGGGCACAGACACCTGCGATCCCGCTTGCACACCAACCGGCGCCAGCGATGCAAAGCCCGCCGCGCTCAGCGCAGGCACAGAAACTTGCGATCCGGATCGCACACCAACCGGCGTCAGCGTCCATTCATTTGACGCAAAGACCAAGGCAGGCACAGACACCTGCGGCGCGGCACGCACACCAACAGGCACCAGACCCAAGGCGGCTTCCGGCGTATATCCGCCCGTCTCATAGACACGCAACAGGCCGCCGCGCTCATAGGTCCGCCCGTATTGGGTGACCACTGTGACAGCCACGCGGTACGATTGGCCGCCGACACCGCCCGCCAGCCAAACAAACGCCACGCCACCCGCATAGCCGGATTTGACTTGCGTCAAACCGACTGGCGTGTGCCAGACCACAGACGCCAACGCGTCACCGTCAACGCCCAATGCTTGCGAAAAATCAATGCCGACATCCAGGACGTCTTGCGGATCCTTGATCGGCCACGTGCTTTCCGGCGCAAGCGCAGCATCAAGCACAATCCGGCGCGCCAACGGCGGCGCCAAAGGTGTGAATGCGATAGCGGGCGCAGACACAATTGGCCGGGCCTCAAGACCCGCAAGCGTCAAATCTGGCATTGGCTTTTCCTTCTGACAGCGATCAGCTTTCGGCTGCCGCGTCCGTCACTGTGATGTCGATTGCAGCGGTGCTATATGTGCCCCCCGCCGTAACCGACTGGCCGCTTGCCAGGGCACCCGTCGCAACCAACGTGTCCGAGCCATTGGACAAGGCCCAAAAGGCCGCCGTGCCAGTCCCGTCCACATCGTCGTCCGTGATTGCTGGCACCACCACTTTGCGGCCCGATGTATCGCCATTCTGCGCCGCGCCAACCGTGACGGGTGCGGCGGCCAGCTCGGCGGCGGCGATCGCCGCATAATTGGCGGGCTCCGAACTACAAATGTGCAGCGTGGTGCCATTGGTAACGATCCAAGCCAAAGCCTGATCAAATGCCGTATCCGAGATAAAAGGCATGTGTTTTCTCCTGTGATTTTTGAGAGGGTTTAGGCGTACCAGTCGCCACTTGCCGTGACCTTCAACGACACAGCCCCAGACGACTGCGATGCAAAGGCCGTTGCAAAAAGGGTCGCGCCAACGGACGTCACACTGCCCGCCACGATACCGGCGGCGGATTGATTGACCGGCATTCCGACCACGCTTGGCGGCGACGAAAACGCCGCCGGGTAAGTCCAGGACGCACCATTGATCGCAAAAGATACAAAGCCGCCCAAATAAGCCTGCGCGATAGCAAGGCTCGGGTCGTCAATGTCAGCATTGCAAACCTGATAGCCGCACTCCAAACGCAGAAACGTGCCATTTGCGCCCGATCCGCGCTCTGGTGCACGCGACACCACCCAATTGGTGCCATCATAAACGGCCACCGTGTCAACATCCGTGCGGATGTATCCAGCGGGCAGCGCCGCGCCTGTGACAGTGACAGCCGACACCGGGGCCAATCCGTTAAGCGCAATTGTTGCCGCCCCGGTATTGGCACCCGTCGCCCGAAACCGGACCTCTGCGCCTGCGAAAACCGCTTCCATGCGATCGCGGCTGATCAGCTCGATCGCATCCGCCGTGCCGCGCGATGCGCACCAGGTGCCTGACGCCAGCTTTGTGACGTCGCGGACCATTGGGAATGGATGTGTCATTTTATGTCCGACCTCTGTTGACGCGATACGCGAGCCACGGGACTGTCATTGTCGCGGCAGATGCAGTCAGGCTGTGACCGGCGACCGTCAGGCCAAACAGCTCATTGTCATCAATTGCGCCGTCCGCGACGTAATCCCCCGCCGCAACCTCAAACAGCGCACCATTGATCCGAAACCGCGCGTCACCATCCCGCTTCACATCAAGCTGATATTCAAACGCGCCAGACGTGCTGCCAAATTCAATGTCAGTTTCGACCACCAGCGGCGTGCCGCCATTGTTGCGCGCGACAAGGTGCACCATCGCACCCGAGGCATAGCGGCTGAATAGAAAGCCAATAAAGTCATCATCCGTCGCGGTGATCGCACCCGCGCCGGTCACCACTGCCGGCAGTGACGCGACATCCGATTGCGTAGACAGACCCACAAAAAACTCGACATTTGAGGTGCTGGACAGGATCGATCCCGATACATGCACCGCGTCCGCCCATTCGTTATTTAGGCAATTTGCGGGTTCCAAGACCTTGCCCGTTGACAGTTTGAAGCCACTTTCCATGTCCTCTGTGCCCGAGGCTGGGATTGTGAAGGCAAGCCCTTCCTCGGATCGCTCGGACGTCACGCCAACCCCGGCAAATTCCAACAAACCGCCCGCCCCTTGTGACAGATCCCAGAACTGGCCACGCGAGCCTTTGACAAAGGACAGCGGCGAAAAGTCACTCAGCGCATCATCGTTGGCGTTTGGCGCCACACCAGGCGCAACCCGGATTTCATCATCGACGTTGTCCCACGTACAATTGATGTCCCCAAGCCGGATTGTTTCCAGCACTTCAACACCCACACCAAAATTCTGGATGTATCCGGCAACCGAGACATTCACGCCGCCATCAATGACAATCGCTTTTGCCGGGCCCTGATTGGATCCCGGCCCGGAAAACCACCCCGTGATCTGCACATTTGTTGGCGCGTTGGCACTGCTATCCACCAGCACCATGGGCTTGTCCATGTCATTGCCGTCATCTTGCGGGCGGCCCTGTTGATTGATGCTGATATTTTTTCCGTGAGTGATGTGATAGGCGTAACCGATATTTTCCTCAGTGTGCTGCCCGATAATCTGGACGTTGGACAATCCCGTGCCCCCCAAAACCGGGTGAGCACCAATCAGACAGCCTGTATCGTTGGACACCGTGCGACCGCCCAAAATCAGCGGATTTGAACACTGCGACAATGACAGACCCGTCAGGCGATCATCCGAGCCATTCACCACCAAGTCTTTGCCATTTTGGAAATTGCACCCGGTCACCAGCATGTGATTGCAATACAGGAACTCGGTCACGGCATAGGCGTGCGCGTAAGGCACCACCGCCACAGCATCACCGTTGGTGTCAGTCACACCCAAATGGTTTTGCCCCCAACTTGCGGGCAGCGCTGACAGGAAATTGCTGTCCCCCGTTTCCGGCTCAAATTTCAGGCTGTCCGCGCGGAACGTGCCTTCGATATTGATAAACCGCGCGCAGCCTTCGATTGACAGATTGCGTAGCACCGCTTGGGATGTCGGTTGACGGCTGATTGACCAGCGCAAATCAGATCCATCATCGGCCACGGATTCATCCGTATATGTTTTGCCAAAGGTCAGATAAACATTGGACAACACGTTGTAATTCCGATGCACCCCCTCCCAATGAAACCGCGTGCCCGCGCTATAGCCGTTAGCCGCACCCTCGACATTCATCCAGATGTCAGCACCGCCACAATCGACGCGCGCCAGGTCAAAAAGCATGCGCCAGCGCTCGGCGCTATAGATCTTGATGGCCTCTTGGAATTTGACAGACTGGTCAATTGCATCGCTATCCACAAGGCCCAGCGATGACAGCGGCACCAACGCGTTTTCATCCAGCTTGAACCGGCCACCCCCCGCCGGCGCAAAAACCGACAGGTTGTTCGCAGTTTCCGTGCTTGCAGGATCAAAGACAAACCGCGCCCCAGCCCGATCGCCGCTTAGGATGACATCCGCGCCGTCACGCCAACCGCGATCTGCGGCCTCGGAATATGCGCGGAAATCAACGTCACTGGTAAACCCCGGCCCGGCCTCAAAGAGTTTGTCACCGCCTGCCGTTGTGATCTTGTGATCCGTCGCCGCCGCCGGGGCGACAGCATACCATTGACCATCACGGACCTGCACGCGCAGACCTTCGGGCAGCGCGCTACCGTCATAGGCTTGCACAGCGGCCAGATCCTCAAAGATCACCCGGCCAATGTAATTTTCAAACTGCGCCGCGCCGGTGTTGTTGGTGTAAAGCGCCAACCCCTCACCTGCGGCCACCAAAAACGTCTCACCGTCCGCAGTGCCCGCCAGGCCCGCAATGGTGTCAGCATAGATTGTGGATCCTGCCGCCGCTGCCGCCTGCGCAGATAGCGCCTCACTGGCTGCCGCCGCTGCCTCACTTGCCGCCGCTGCGCCTTCGGATCCACTCGCCGCCGCCTGCGCGGTTTCGGCGGCCCCCTGCGCCGTCTCTGCCGCGGCCTGCGCCAGCTCGGACGCCGCTTGCGAGGCCTGCGCTTGATCAGATGCAGCCCGCGCGTCCGCCAGATCACCTGCCAGGCTTGAGACAATGCGATATTGCGTGCCGTCCCAAGCAAAATCAATCACCGCGCCGAGCGTCAGATCCCCTGCGGTCAACACGTTGCCATCATTGGTGACAAGATCGTACCGCGTGCCACCATCAAGCGCCAACGTGGCCGGCCCCTGATTGTCCCGCTCAATTTGCGCGCGGAACAGCGTTGTCAGCGGGTCCGTGTCATAAGAGCGACCAGATGCACCAATCAACGTATTGCCGTTGCCTGTCAGCGTCACAATCACCGGCGCCATCTTTGCCAGGATATTTTGCAAGCTCGAAAAGCTGGCTTGGTTGTCTGTTAGACTAACTTGCGGGTCAGACATGATTGCCCCTTTATGAAATGGTCAGCGCATATGCGCCGCTTGGCGTGCCCTGCACGGCATCGTCATCATCCAGCGCCACCAGCCAGAAATCCGCCGCGCCCGCCGGGCACGTGGCCGTCACAGAAAACGAGTTGTCATTTTCAATGCTTTGCGCGCTGCCGATCTGCACGGCATCGGTAAAGGCGGCACCCGTCGTTGCCCGGAACACCGCCACTTGCGTGACAAAGTCGGATGTCGGCGCAACGCCTGTCATCGTGACTTCACCAGCAACCGACACATCACGCGTGACGTTGAACAGGGTTTCCGGCTCATCATCCACAGCCCAATCATACATGGCGGCGCTGTGTTCCTCACATGTCAGCGGGACGCGCATTGCTGCACCGTCGCGCTGATCAAGCCAGATTGTCGGATCTGCCGACAGCACACGCATTGTGCCGTCCATTTCCGCAAAGCCCGGCAACGCAATGGTCACATTGGACCAGGGCACCAAATGTGCAGCACTTGGCGGCGCCACCAGCGACAGCGTCTTTTGCGCGGCAACCCGCGCCGCTTCCAGCTTTTGCAGCCGCGCGGCCCGCGTTGGGCTGTCAATCAAGGTCAGCGACAAAGACTGATCAGCGCCCGCGCCGTCTGCAATATCCAACGGCGGCAAGGATCCAGTCTGAAACGCGTTGCCCGCATCCGTGTATGTCCCGAGCATCCGCGATGGCACATCCCGAGACAGGCGCATTGTGCCAAACGACAACACCTGATCATCCAGTGCGTCCGTGACTGTGTAGACCGGCGATTGCCACGCGCCGGGAGCATACCCGATGCGCCCGCCAATATCGATCAATCGGCCACCACCGGCCCGCGCCAGCGGCTCAATCTGCGCCATGATTTCCGCGTTGGTCCACTGGATTGTTCCGGCGACAGTATAGCGCTTTTCCGTGCCGCCCCGCTTGAGCGCCACATCCTCATCCGCGATGTCCGCACCATCAATGAAAGACTGCAAATCGATCTGGCTCAATTGCCAAGGCGCAATGGGATTGAGTCGGATCGCGTCTAGCAGACACAGCGCCTGATTGTCGGAAAAGGTCCAACTGTTTGGCAAGTCGGGATCCTGCGCAGGGTCGCGCGGATCCCAAACCCGCGTTGTATCCATGAGCACCTCAATGCTCGGAAATTCACGCGGCAGGCCCGGCCAGCGCTTAAAATATTTTTCGTTATCATCACCTTGGTCCATCCGATACCAAAGGACCGTCATGCCTTGGCCGCTGTCAGACAAGGCAAAGCGCTCGCCCAACAATTCCGTCATGATCCGATCCGGCGGCGCTGTCTGCGATCCGCGCCCGATCCAGACCCGGAAAAAGTCCGCCCCGGTATCGTCGCCACCAAACCCCACAAACGGATCCGGCTGCGGCGCCAGACCGAGTCCAGAAAAATCGAACACATTGCCTTGCACGTGCTGATTGGCATTGCCCCAAGGCTCATCAGCGGCCGGCGCGGGACGCTGCGCAGATCTGATAAACACCTCACCGCCAGAGGATGGCCGGTTGCTCAGGATCACCGCGCCGTAAATCTGGCGACCGTCTTTATACGGCAGCAATGGTGATCCAGTCATAAGCGTGCGACCGTACGCGGTGCGGTTGACCACCAGCGTGCGCGGGATTTCCAGCGCCCGCCGCAAGCTGGATTGCTCGGGCGCAAAACTGCGCGCCGCAGCCGATGACGCACCAAGCGACAGCAACGCACCACCCGCAAAAGCGACAGCCGCACCATATTGCGCGCCGAATAGGGCCGCAGACGCCAAAGGCGCGCCGAGCGCCGTGCCAATCCCCGCCAAGGCTGCGCCAACCACTGTGCCCATCTCAGACCGCCCAACTCGCCGTGACACTGCCAACGGCAACCATCCCGGCAACGTCTTTGACCCACCAAAGCCCCGGCGACACGCACAACGCCAGCGCGCCGCCGGTATCCGTTGGCACCTGATCCGTCACAAGCCCCAGCTCGCCGACATCCCCAACGCCAGGGCGCAGCCCCACACGCGCGGCCTGATCATGGGCCATTGCCTCAAAACCACCGCGTGACAGGATCACCCGCAATGCCTCGCGCTCGGTCTGATATGTGCCGCGAATACCGGTCATCGGATCAACCCCCCAGCGCTCCAAAAAAACATCCGAGGGACATGTGCAGCAATCGCAAACGCCCCAATTGTGAGCCCGCGAAAATATTTCAAATGGCATCTTCATCGGCTCAGCGACCCCGTGGCCAGCGCTTCCACAACGGTCTGCGCATGCCGCATGATTGTGTCATCCGGGAAAAGCGCTTGGCGTGTATCAAGCGTGATATATTGCTCTGTCTTTGATCGCTGACTTGGCCCGGTGCGTGCCTGCACCTGCACACTGCGCACCCGGCCCGTGCGGTCACCGTCATCGATCATCTCGACACTTTGGCCCATGCCGTCAATCAGACCGGTAAACACCTCCAGCGGATCACCGATCAGGACAGACCCGGACGGTTCCGTGACCGCGCCGACATAGACAAACACTTCAGCGCCACGCGCGTCACTTTCGAGATAATCCACCAGGTCATCCGGCATTCCTGCCATCTGGAATGTGGCGATTTTCTGCGCCATGCCTTGCGTTTGCGCGGGCAACTGGATGCCCGCCAATCCTTGCGCACCGAGCCAGGTTTCACCGTCCCACGAAATGCCCCCAAAGCCGCCATGCGCAAAAACCGGATCGCCCGGCCAGTCAATGTGCACAAGCCAGACCGCATTCCAGCACCTTTTGGCAAATTCGGCGGCAAGCAAGGGATCAATCACGCGCTCTAAAGCCATGGGTCAACTTCCTCAAACGCGCCGTCAACCTCATCTTCAAATATCTCGGCAAATTGCCAATCATAACGCCAATCGCCCGAGCGCGGGCGGATCGCGCGCGGATACGGACCCACCGGGCGAAACACACCAGACGCTTGCGTGCCGATATTCACGCGCGCATCCGCAAAGGCTGTCAGCGCGCCAAAAACCTTGATCACACCCGTGCCGTCCGCGCCCGACACAACCGGCGCGACAATCTGCGCCGTTTGCTCGGGGTCTGTGTAGATCGTCAGATATTCGGCAGGCTGCGCAATCAGCGTGTTGGCCGGCGCCCCGGTCACTGTGATTGTCGCGAAGCCGTCCACATCCGCGCCGCTTGTGCCTGTGATATTCGACCCCACGAACCATTCCACATCATCGCCGCCGCGCTGCCAGGTCACTGGCGTGCCGTCATTCTCCCACGTGATCTGGCGATATTGACGGGCTGTGATGTCGCGCCGCTTTTGGCCGTTCCAATTGATCGGACTGGAATACAGCCTGACCGCGTGCCGCCCTGCCAAAAGACGCTTGAGGCTTTCCATGTAGCCCGCGCCCATCTCCGATCCGTCAATACCGCTAACAGCAATAGACGCCATCCGCCGCGAACGCATGGACGCTGTCAGATAGTCCGAGCCGTCAATCAGCGACCGCGACCGATCCACCGGGTCATTGCGCGTCCACTCGGTGCCTAGCGCACAGATCGGCGGCCAGGCGTAAACCTTTGTTGTCATCCAAGCGGCTCCTCGCGTGCGCGGTCATATGTAGCCTGCACCGCAGCGCTCGCGATTGCGGGTGCCGCCTGCCCAATCTGGCGGCGCGCAACCCCGCCGCTAATCCGCTCAACCGCCGCCTGCCAGTTTCCACTTTCATCCACGTACACACGGACGTCAGCGACACCGCCACCTGCGCCGCCGCCCTTGCGGTGATCAATGACGCTTTCATTTGGGTGCAGGATGGCCGGGAACCCGCCCTTTCCGTCAATACCACCCGAGCGGCTGCCGCGCCCGGTAAACCCACCGCCATCAAAGGACAGCAAGCCGCCCAAAAGACCACCAAGCCCACCGCCACCGCCGCCACCGCTCAAGCCAAAAAGGTTGCCCAAAAGCCGCTGGATATTTGACCGCAACAGATCTGCCGCGATTTGCTGGAAAATACCGCGCAGCGCATCGCCAAGGTTTTCGCCGCTGACAATGGCATTGGCCATAGCACCGGACACGTCATCGATCGCCCGGATAAGTCGCTCATTTTCGACGTTGCGGAATTCCTCCTGAACCATCGCAACCGCGCGGGCATAGGCCTCGGGCGCCTCTTTGAAAAAGCCGCGCGCGTTCAAATCCGCCAGCTTTGCCAGCTCGGCATTGTATTTTTCCAGCGCCGTGCGCGTCTGGTCAATGTATCGCTGCGCCTCGCGCTGGCCCGCCAGGGTTTCGCGGTCCGGTCCTGCGGATCTGCCACCACGCGACCCGCCGGACCGCTTGCGCGTGCCAGACCCGCCACGGCTTGGACTTGGAGCGGTTGGCACATTGGCCATCATGTCGCGGATGCGCGCCGTGCGCGCCGCTTGCTCATCAAAATTCGGATCACGCGGGTCCAGGATAACGCGGCCGGCATCTGCCGCCGCCTGTTGCGCAGCCCCGACAAGTCCCATGATCCGCATGGCTTTGTGCAACGTGATGTCCAGCCGATCTGACAGCGCAATTGCGCCATCGATCGCCGAACCAAAGTCAATCGCACTTACAGCGCCAGCCACATCCTGCGCAGATGTCGCGGCCTGTATCAATTCGTCCACCAGCTCGGCGGCCTCACCGTGGTTTTGTGCCAAGAGCGAATTAACCAGATCCAATTCCGCCTGTTGCGTGCGGATTGATGACACCAGGTCATCGCTGGCATCCAGGATGTCTTGCGTTGCTTTCAGCCGCTCGGACTCGGCGCGCCCCCGCACAAAAGCGTCATTGGCATCACCAACAATTGGCGCGGTTGCATCAGCAATGATCGCATCCAGGCGTTCCCGCTGTTCCGAAATACTGCGCTCAAGCGCGCGGCGGGTTTGTTCCATTTTGGCCAGCTCAAAGGCGGCCAAAGCCTCACGGGCTTGCGCCTCCAATCGCAGGTTGTGCAAGATCTCCGGCGTGACAGCGCTTTGCGCCTCACCCGTCAACGCAATGGCTGCGGTATATCGATCTTGTGCGGCGCGGGCATCTTCCACCGCTGACGTGGCGGCTGCATAGGCGTTTTCCAGATCACCTTTCGCAAACTTCACATCCTCGGCAGATTTCAGAAAGCTTTGGCCCACTGACAACATGATTGGCGCAAGTGCACCGGCGGCGATGCCAACCGTGCCCAAACCAATTGCAAGATCCGGCAACTGAATGGCCAAAGCTTGCAAATAATTGCCAGTGACAGCACCTTGCTGCGCAACTTGGCTCAATTGCAGTGAAGTATTGCGCAGGCCTTGACCCATGCCTTTTGTTGCGCGCTCGACATCGCGAGCCCCACGCACAACCGTGCGGTTGGACCGCTCAAAGGCTTTGTCAATCTTGGCGGCCCCTTTTGTGGCCTGCGCCTCCATGCGCGCCAGGCTGCGCAAAAACTCGCGCTCGGTAATGCCAATGCCAATTTCCAGATCGTCACTGTCTGCCACTTACAAAACCCCCAGATCGCGCAACCGTTCTTCCGACATTTCAGACCGGCCAGACCGCTTGCCGCCTTTGGACTGCACCACGCCATCAGCGCAGGCCGTGAATTCCCACAGGCTCATTTGATCCACTTGCATTGGCGTGAAGCCCATCACGGCGCCTGCACTGTAGAATTTGGAGAACTGCCATTTTCCGGGGGAGTCTCCGTCTCCCCCTGACCCTCCCCCACCGGATCATCCGCGACACCCAACAGCGCATGGGACAGGACCGCGATAGCGGGCGGCTTAAACGCCAAATGCGGGTGCAGATCAATGACAGACATGACCTTTTGCGTGGCCACCCCACGCTCAAGGCCTGCGCCCATCAGACCACAGCGCAGCACCTGCACGATATCGTCAATATGCCAATCGCCAAACCGCAGGCGATTGAATAGCTGTTCCGGCCCAGCATTGCGCGCCTCTTGCAGTGCGCGCAACGCGCCGATTGGCAAGGCGAATTCATCCTCGCCACCCGGCCAGGTCAGGGACACAGACCGCATTAGGCTACCAAGGTGTTGACGGTATCGCCGTTGCGTTCCATTGCGATTTCAGCCGTCACAATCTGCCCTTTGGTGCGGGAATTGCTCAAATTGGTAAGAATCATCGGCATGGTTTCCGCCGAAATGGCACCCGTGGGGCCATCCGCAACAACCTTTGTGTTTCGGATGCGGACATTTTTGGTCGCACCGGAATAAAACCAATCCTTTAGCGCCGCATCGCTGGACAGCGCCCAAACACCCGTGGCGCTGATTGTCACGTCATTGGTCCGCACACCGCGCTGAATTTTGAAAGGCAGGCTTTCATCATCACAATCTGGCACCTCGGTGCTATCGGTTGTGTTGGTGCGGTTGATGTCGACATCCATCAATCCGCAGACCGTCTGAAAGGTGCCAGACCCTGCGGTAAACTCGACCTCAAGGACAAATTCCTCATATGCCGTCGTGACTGCTAGTGCCATTCCATGGCCCTCCTGTTTGCGCTCAAAGCTTTTTCACTGCGCGGCGCAACGCCGCTCGAATGTTGTTCCTGATCCGCTGCCGATTGGCCCGGTATGGCGGAAAGAAAAACGGCTGCGCGACAATGCGCCCGGTGCGGCGTCCCGTTGTCGCCTGCACCCGCTCATTGGTGCCAAACTCAAACCAGCGCGCATCAACCGAGCGGCCCCGCGCATATATCGTCACGGACAAGTCCGCCCGTTCCCGGTTGCGGACTTGGCGCACAACAACCGCCCCGCGCGGCGCGTCTCCCCAGGTCCAGGCGATTTCAAGGCCGGGCACCGGCGCCAGAAAGCGCATTTCTGCGACCAGCTTGGACGCCTCTTTTTCCACTTGCTTGGTAAGCGCATCATTCACCACTTGCGGCAACTGCCGAAACTTGCGGCGCAATCCAGCACTGTTGACGCTCATGGCGTCACGTCCCGCGTGTCCTCAACACGCACCGCAAAAACAACCACACCGCGCGCGGTGATCCCGTCAGGATCGTCAAACACGCGCACATCGCGGACAAAGCCTTGACCCAATCCAAACGGCGCGACATCGCCGAGAAATTGCCGGTGTAAGGCTTTTTTGATCACCCCTGCCAGATCACGACACGGGCCCTTGCGGCCCTGATCCCGCGAAAACACATCAATCTGCAAAATGACTTCCGCAGCCGCCGTGCAATTGGTGTCATCTTCGATCTCTTGGCTCGGGCCAAACACCACACGCGGATAAGATGGCGCGACGGCCGGCGGCTCATCAAAGACCCGGTCACCAGCCAAGGCCGCCACATCGGCATTTGCCAAAAGTGTCGCCAGGACTCTGGTCTGGACAGCGCGGGACGGGCTTAAGGCCATCAGACCGCCACCCCGGTTTCTGCGGTAATCTCCAAAAACCGCCGATCAGACGTCTCGACAATCGCGCGGATATTGTACCCCCCCGCCACAAGCTGCCCGGTGTCCGCGTCCACCCTTTCGCGGCGCAGATCCCGGCACCGCCAATCCGTGGTGATCTGGCGTGTCTCGGGATTGGCATAAACCGTGACAACAACCGGCTGCCGCCCCTGCAAACGTGCCGCTTGGACATTTTCGCCGCCGCGCAAATACAGGATATGGGCAGCGGTCTTGGCGATCCGCTCAGACCAACCGTTTTCATATCCACCCGAGCCATCGGCGCTGGGGGCTGGCGCATCAAATGCCATGATGTCCCGCAAATGGCTGGCCTTGGGACGTCTCACAGAAACACCTCACCCACGCGGAACCGGTTTGTCATGCTGACAATTCCGTGCGGGATTTCATCCATGCTCGCATAAGTCGCGGCACCGCGTGAATTGTACCAGTGTTCAACCAGCAACTTGATTGCCAGGCGCAGCCCGCTTGGCACACGCTCTGGTCCGCCATAGCCGCAGGTATAGGTAATTGTCACCGCATCGCTGCGCGTGAACGTCGCGGGCCAGCCTGACCCCACCGGGCACACTTGCGCACGCCCATCATCCGCGACAAGCTCATAGCGCGACGGCGCTAAGGTTTGCTCGGCATTGCTGGTGTCAAAATAGGTGATCGCATCGATCGATTGGACACGCGGATATTTCAGCGACACATCACCCGCAGGGAACGCATCCGCCACACCCGACCAGGTTTGCGTCACAATTGCACGGCCCAGAATGCCGTGTTCCGCGTCAAGCGCTTCCGTGGCCGCCTCAATCATGGTCGCAATCAAACCATCGTCATGCGTGTCATAGACCCGGCAATATTGCTTTGCCTCAGCCAGCGTCACGACAAGTGAGGCAGGCGGCGTGATGCGCTCGAATCTCATCACTTGTTTTCCGGCGGCTTGGCCGCTTTGGTTTTTGGCGCACCCTTGATCTTGCCACAGCTTTTGGCAATGTCCGCCAGCTCGCCATCAACCTCGGTGCCCTTCGGAATCACCTCGGGATAGATCTTGCCCGGCGGGACAACCTTAAAATCTTCTGTCAGCTTTGGCATTTACAGCCTCCAAATGAAAAACGGGGCACCGAAGGCACCCCGCTTGAGTGTCATATCTTGGCCCGATCAGGACGCGGCGATGCGCAAAAGCTTGATGGCGTTGGTGTCTTTGAGTTTGCCGCCGACACGCTTGTACATGATGAACTTGATGTAACCGGGCTTGGTCACCTCATCGCGCACCATGCCCATGCCAACGCGGTCTGCGATGACATAGCCGCGCTGGAAATCACCAAAGGCCACCGGGAACGCATTGGCCGCAATCCCCGGCATATCCTCGGCAATCGTCACGCCATAGCCGTTGATGCGATCCGGCGCACCCTCGGCTTGCGATGCCTGCAAGAGATACACGCCGTCACTGGATTTGACCTTTGCAAATGCGGCCATCGTGTTGGAATTCATCACCCAACGCGCATTGCCGCGATAGCCCGCTTTCAGCGTATAGGCCAGGTCATGCATCTCATCGAACGGGTCAGCAGACAAAGCCGCCGCAGCACCCGTTGCCACATATTGCAGCACACCAAACGCACGGGACGCATCCTCAGTGTTCACCGGCGTGCCATCCAGGAACCCCGTTGGCTTGTTCGACCCGTCGCCAGCAACAAAGGCCTGCCCCTCGGCGATCGCGTATTGCTCAGCGGCGCTTTCGGTCAACCAGCCTTCCACGTCAAAGAACAGATCTTCCAGGGAATGCCGCGTGGCCTCGGGCTTGGCCGCCAGGTCACCAAATGTCGGCGCACATTCGCCCAGATCCGGCGTGTCGGTCTGCGCGCGGGTTGTGGTTTCCCCAACCCATTCCGTGCCAAAGCCATTCAGGTTGACCAGCTCTTTGTAATCCGGCGTCCCGACTTGCACGACACGTGCGATGGCCCGGATTGGCGAAATGTCCTGCACCTGCTTGGCGATGTCGCGGGCGATTTGCTCGGGCAACGCATAACCGCCGGACCCTGCCGTACTGGTGCGCGTATCCGTAGCCTTGCGGCCCAGCTCATACATTTTTGACTGCGCCGCCGGGCTTTGGGGATCCCGGACATAGTCAAAAAACGCGGTCTTGTATTCGTCCTCAGGCTCGGGCGCACCGCCCGGCTGGCCAGGCCGATTGAGTTTGGTTTCGACCTCGACAAGCCGCGCCTCGGTTGCCTCGGCTTTCAGCTCTGCCGCCTGCTTGGCCGCCAGCGCCGCCGCCAGATCGGTTTCCATGCGGCCAATTTTTTCGGTCGAAACAACGTCCGCCGATTTCAAGCTTTCAAGCTCGGCGCGCATGGCCGTCAATGTCACATTGACCTTGGCCGTGCCTTCCTCAATCAGCGTTTTAACTTCATCAAATGCCATCTGTTTTACCTCTATGTGAACAGATCAATTCGCGCACGCAACGCCGCGCGCAGCTCATCAAGACCTTGCTCATCACCAGCGTCCTGCATGGCTTTGACGGCCTCATACCCGCCACCCATCAGGGCGCGGGCGACCGAGCGTGACAACTTAGCGTCCTGCATAAGTGCCAGCTCAAATTCGCGTTTTGTCATTTCGGCGGCTTTGCTCGCATCGATCCGCGCGCTTTCCTGCATCGGGAACGTGACAAGGGACACCTCCCACAGCTCAACCTCTTGCAAGACGCGCTGGCCGCGATCACCGCGATCCGCCTTGATTGTGCGATACCCAATCGACAGACCATCGATCGCACCCGCATCCACCAGCGCCTTGGCCTCTTTGCCTTTGGCAACCTCAGACAAAATCCGGCCTTTGACAAACAGGCCCGCATCATCTTCGCGGACCTCATCCCAGACCCCAATGGGCTGACTTGGATCATGCTGCCACAGCATTTTCACGCGGCGATCCCCCATGGACGCCAGGCTTTTGGCATAAGCCCCCGGCGCGATCTGATCCCCGCCTTGGTCAATCTCACCAAAGCGCGACGCATACCCGCTCACCGTGCCCGTCGCATCCGCCTTAAACGACATCGTTTGCATCGCTTTGATCTGCATTGTCTTTCTCCATTGCCCCGCGCGGCACACGCCCGGCCCATACCTCATCAACCGGATTGAGCCCCAATTCCTGCCTGATCTCGTTTGGCGTCATGAACCCCGGCTGCCCGCCAGCCCCTAGCGCGCGCACGTAATATTCGGCCTGATCTTTGAAATCCCCGCGCAACAGGCCCCTTTCGTCCAGATCAGCGCGATATGTTTCGGAATTACCCAAAACGTCGCGGTTGAACGCCTGTTCAAAGCGCTGCATCCATGGGCCCAGGGTATGGATCACATGCATGCGAAACATCTGTTCCGCGCTGGCAAATGTCGCGGCCTTGTCGGCCTGCATCAGCATGATTGGCTGCACGCGGAACGCGCGAGCGATTTCCTCAATCTGCATGCGCCGGGTTTCGATGTATTGCGCATCAACAGATGTCATGGTCATGGACTGAAAGCCCGCATCGCCATCCAAGATGGCAATCCCGCCCTCGCCATCTGGGCCAAACTTCTTTTCCCAGGTCTCGCGCAATTTTTCGCGCGTCTCGGATTTCAGCGGCTCTTTG